TACGCCACACGGTATGAATATGTACTATAAGTTATGGACTGATTCTGTTAATAAACAAAATGATTATGTTCCTATAGAAGTGCATTGGTCAGAAGTTCCAGGTAGAGATGAAAAATGGAAAGAAAATACAATAAGAAATACCAGTCAAGAACAATTCAATCAAGAGTTTGAGTGTGAATTTTTAGGTTCTATTGATACTCTTATATCATCTACTAAAATAAAAACCATACCTTATTTAAGTCCTTTGCAATCGCAAGGTGGTTTAGATGTATTTGAAAGGCCTGATAAAAATAAAATTTATGTTTGCACGGTTGACGTAGCAAGAGGTATGGGAAAAGACTATTCCGCTTTTATAGTATTTGATGTATCTCAAATGCCATATAGAGTTGTCGCCAAATATCGTAACAATGAAATTAAACCTATGGTGTTTCCAAACATTATACAACAAACATGTAAAGGTTATAACAACGCACATATTCTAGTTGAGGTAAATGATTTGGGTGGCCAGATATCAGACGCATTACAATATGATTTAGAATATGACAATCTATTAATGACAACTCAACGAGGTCGTGCAGGTCAAGTATTGGGTTCTGGTTTTAGTGGAAGAGGAAGTCAATTAGGTATTCGTATGACTAAACAAATTAAAAAAATTGGTTGTTCTAATTTAAAAACTATTGTAGAATCTGATAAAATGGTTATTAATGATTTTAATATTATAGAAGAAATGTCTACCTTTTCACGTCAAAATAATTCATGGAAAGCAGAAGAAGGATGTAATGATGACTTAATGGCTTGTCTTATTATATTTGGTTGGTTATCAAATCAGACGTATTTTAAAGAATTGAGTAACTCGGATGTTCGTTCTAAGTTATATGAAGAACAATCTAACATCATAGAACAAGATATGGCACCATTTGGATTTATTGATGATGGTATTAATACACCAGAATCTCAACCTTTTAAAGATGAATATGGAGAAGTATGGCATCCAGTTCATATAAGAAAAGGTGAGGATTTTCAATAAAGAGTCAAAAATACGTCTTTTATAAATAGATGTGCGTATGATAACTTTTGACTATGGGCGTATGAATAATACGACTTTTGAATTATATATGTTAAAATTAGCTAATTAAATAAGGAGAAAAACCGAATGGCATTTCAAATATCACCAGGTGTTCTCGTACAAGAAAGAGACTTAACTAGAGTAATTCCAGCTGTATCAACTAGTGTTGGTGCTATTGCTATGGAAACTGCTAAAGGTCCAGTAGAAGAAATAGTAACAGTTGCAAATGAATCAGAGTTAGTAACATATTTTGGTGCTCCAAATGATTCTAATTTTGAAGATTGGTTTGCTGCTGCTAGCTTCTTACAATACTCTAATGCTTTAAGAGTAGTACGAACATCTAACACAGGATTAAAAAACGCTACTGCAAATGGTAGTGGATTATTAATTAAAAATTATAACGACTGGAAAGAAAATTATTCTTCAGGTCAAGCATCAGTTGGCCTATGGGCTGCTAAAACTGCAGGAACATGGGGTAATACTTTAGCAGTATATGTATGTTCAACTGCTAATGGTTATCAACAAGATGCTATAACTACTGTTAATGATTCTGCTACAGCTGTAGGAGATAAAAATATAGTATTAACATCAGCATCTAATATCAGTGTAGGCGATGTACTAGAATTTTCTTCTAGTGCTGCTGGTACTGATTATGATGGTTACAAATATAATGTAACTGGCATAGCTACTAATACTGTAACTATTACTAGACATGGTGATGGCGATTATGGTTTAGAAAAAACTGTAACTAACGGAGCTAACGTGAGAAGAAGATGGAAGTATTATGATCAAGTAAATGGTACTCCAGGAACTTCACCTTATGCTGCTCAAAAAAATGGATCAAATGATGAACTGCATGTTGTTGTAATTGATGAAAAAGGATATCTTACTGGAACTGCAGGTTCAGTTTTAGAATCATATTCTAAATTATCAAAAGCATCTGACGCTAAATCTCCTCAAGGAGATAGTAATTATTACGTTAATGCTGTAAGCGATAGTTCTCAATATGTTTATTGGTTAGATCATCCAACAAATCCAGGTAACTGGGGTCAAACAGCATTTAATAATGACTTTAATAGTGCAGCTGTTGCTAATACTTCTTCTACATTAAATGGTGGTAGTTTAGGTTCAGCAGCAACTGAAGGTCAACATAAAACAGCATTAGAACTGTTCTTAGATAAAGAAACAGTTGATATTGGTTTATTAATAGCCGGTCAAGTTAATTCAACTACAGAAGTTGATAATTTGATAACTATTGCTGAAAACAGAAATGATTGTTTAGCGTTTGTATCTCCTAGAAGATCAGACGTTGTTAATATTGGTAGTACTAATCAACAATTATCTAACGTATTAAGTTTTTATTCATCTATGAGATCATCATCTTTTGTGGTGGCTGATAGTGGATACAAATATATGTACGATAGATACGCTGATACATACCGTTGGGTACCTTTAAATGGTGATATCGCAGGTTTATGCGCTAGAACGGATCTAGTAGCAGATGCTTGGTATTCTCCAGCAGGTTACAACAGAGGTGGTATCAGAGGTGCAGTTAAATTGGCGTTCAATCCAACACAAGATCAAAGAGATGACCTTTACAGATCAAGAATTAACCCAGTGGTTAATTTCCCAGGTCAAGGTGTAGTTCTTTTTGGTGATAAAACTGGCTTGACTTCACCATCTGCATTTGATAGAATCAATGTTAGAAGATTGTTTATCACATTAGAAAAAGCAATATCTACAGCTGCTAAATTTCAGTTGTTTGAGTTCAATGACGAATTTACTAGAGCAAACTTTAGAAATATCGTTGAACCATTCTTACGAGAAGTTCAAGGTAGAAAAGGTATTACTGATTTCAAAGTACTATGTGATGAAACAAATAATACAGGCGAAGTAATTGATAGAAATGAGTTCAAAGCAGAAATTTATGTTAAACCTGCTAGAAGCATTAACTTTATCACATTAACTTTTATAGCAACCAGAAGCGGCGTTTCCTTTTCGGAAGTAGTCGGTTAATTTAGAATAGGAGAATAAAAAATGGCAAACATTAATGACTTCAAAGCTAAACTTTCTGGCGGTGGCGCTCGTGCTAACCAGTTTAAGGTAGTAATGCCTTTTCCAGGTTATGCTCAAGTTGGTGGAGAAATAGAAGATCTTGCTTTCTTATGTAGAGCAACAACTATACCTGCAATGACTTTAGGAGAGGTTGACGTTAAGTTTAGAGGTCGATCAATTAAAATCGCAGGAGATAGATCATTTGCGGATTGGACTGTTACAGTTTATAACGATTCAAACTTCAAATTGAGAAATGCTTTTGAAAGATGGCAAAATGGTATCAACAATATGACTGATAACGAAGGATTAACAAATCCAGCTGATTATCAAGTAGATGCGTTTGTAGATCATTTAGATCGTAACGGAAATACTATTAAATCATACACACTTAGAGGTGCTTTTCCAAAAGACATAGGTGCTATTGATTTAACGTATGACGAACAAACAGCAATCGAACAGTTTGTTGTTACTTTTTCATACCAATTCTTTGAAACAAATACAACTACATAGTAGTTAATAATAGAAAGAGCCGCCTAAAAAGCGGCTCTTTTTAGACTTATAAATAATATTATGAAACAAACACATCACATAGTTCTTAAATATATGAGTGGTGGAAAAAGGATTTAATAATGGCCGATCTATTTGGATTTTCGATTACACGAAAGAAAAAAGAACAAGACCCCAAACAAAGTTTTAGTATACCTACTGCTGATGATGGTGCAACAACCGTTGCTGCTGTTGGTGGTGCATTTGGTCAATTCTTAGATTTAGAAGGTACTGCTAAGAACGAAGCCGATCTAGTAAGACGTTATAGAGAAATTTCATTACATCCAGAAACAGATTCAGCAATAGACGATATCGTTGGTGAGGCTATTGTAGTAAATGAAAGTAGAGATTCTGTTAATGTATCTTTAACAAATTTAAAATTTGGACCAGAAGTAAGAAGAAAAATAGAAGAAGAATTTAGAAACATATTACTTCTATTAGATTTTAATACAAAAGGCCACGACATCTTTAGAAGATGGTATGTAGATGGTCGTATGTATTATCAAAAAGTTATTGATAGAGAAAATCCTAGAAATGGTATTGTAGAATTAAAATATATTGATCCTAGAAAAATTAAAAAAGTAAGAGAAGTTAAAAGATCAAGAGGTGCAAATTTAGATATAACTACTGAGTTTGAAGAATATTACATATATAATGAAAGAGGTGTATCAGGCGGAACTTCAAGTTCAGGTTTAAGAATATCAGCAGATGCAATTGCTTATTCTAATTCAGGTTTAATAGATCAAAATAGAAATCAAGTATTATCTTATTTACACAAAGCAATCAAATCAGTTAATCAATTAAGAATGATTGAAGATGCTATGGTAATCTATCGTATAGCCAGAGCACCAGAAAGAAGAATATTTTATATTGATGTAGGTAATCTTCCTAAACTTAAAGCAGAACAATATTTAAGAGATGTAATGGCACGTTACAGAAATAAACTTGTTTATGATGCAAATACAGGTGAAATAAGAGATGATCGTAACTACATGAACATGTTAGAAGATTATTGGTTACCACGTAGAGAAGGTGGTAGAGGAACAGAAATTACTACATTACCAGGTGGACAAAATTTAGGAGAAATTGCCGATATAGAATATTTCCAAAAGAAATTATATCGTTCTCTTAACGTTCCAATTAGTAGAATGGAATCATCATCTGGTTTTAACATGGGTCGTTCTGCTGAAATTAGTAGAGATGAAGTTAAATTTACCAAGTTTGTAGGTAGATTAAGAAAAAAATTTACAGAACTGTTCAGTGATTTATTAAGAACACAATTAATATTAAAAGGTGTTATTGCTGAAGAAGATTGGTCGACTATTGCTTCTGTTATTACTTATGATTTTGTACAAGATGGTCATTTTGCTGAATTAAAA